ATGATGACATTATCAGAGGCGAAAGCCATTTATAAAACGGGCGGCGGTCATTTCTTCGACCGTGAAACGTTCAAATATTGGGGATCTCGTATAGAATCCGCTTTGTATAAAAACCGCTGTTTTGTTACCAGTGAAAACAATTTTGACGGCAGCCGTAGAGCTTACACCGTGCGCCGGTTCTCTCCTGACTTTCTGCATATTGAAACCGTGGGAGAGTTTCAACAGTACGCACTTAAAGAAACCGCCAGAGAGGCAGCAAAGGAGGCCTAAACCATGAACAACGCATATATTAAAAATCTTTTATCTATCAACAAAAAAGCTTTTCAGTTTTTGCATGATGTCGAGGGCTTCGACTTTGAAAAGCCGTATTTTATCACACAGCAGCCCGGGAAATTTACCGCAAACACGGTTAAAAAGGCAGTAGCCGAGACAATGAACCCGGCAGCGTGTAAAATCTCCGTTTTTATTGTTCCTACCGCTTCGCGATGTCTGCAAGATTTATATTTCGCTGTGCTTAAACTCAACAATTTTTCAGCTTGTCGCCGTGATGGTGTTAGTTATTGGAATTATAGAGTCGCTGCCCCTGGTCTTGATATAGATTATTGTTTTAATATTAGAGACTTTGAGGAACTGCGCAAGAAACAGACTGAAAGCATTTTTATAATCGCCCAGGATAAATGCTATATAAAAGAACCAGAAAAAAAAATATTTAATGTTTCCCGGCGGTATACTCTGGACGATGCCAGAAAGAGCACGGACGGACGCGGAAACGATTATATAAAATCCTTAGTATTGACCGCCACGGATGGCAGCGGCGCACGTTTCACATACGAACCATATAACACATTTTACGGAAACGAAAAACGATCCGCGGATATTGCGGACCATATCGACAAAAGCGGCTACTTGTTACGCCCTCACCGTTTCGCATTGATGGAGAGAGCGGAAACATTGAGACGGACCAGAAAACAGGCAGAGGCAGACAACGCCGACTATACAAACGAGATAGCCGAACTGCAGAAACGCATTGACGCAACTAGAATTTTATTATCTAACGCCGTTTTGAATTGTCAGGACGCAACCGCGGCGCGTGGTGTGTCTAACAAGATGAATTATTTTTCTTATGCTCTTTCTTACTTTGAGACATTCAAAGAAAAAATAAACAGCAAGCGTTATGCAAGTATTGAGCGCATCAATTCAGATATTGAAGATATAAAAAATAAGTTGGATCATTGCGCAGAGTAAGGCGGACGGCGGCGGATCAGCCGCCCCGGCTCCGCCGGATATATTGAGAGATCGGAGGCTTTAGGATGGCTTATAAATATCTGAACCGCTCCGCAGTATTGGAACATCTGCAAGAGGGGCAAACCGTAAATATTGATGAGTACATAGAAAAGCTGCGTTTCTTTAAGAAGTACACCGACAGCCAAGGAACCTATATAACGGATCATCGCTATATTGAGTATTCAGAAATAGGCTTGCACTATTATAAGTTTGATACATTGATAAAGTTTTTTGAAAATTTCAAGCATGAGAACGGCACGAAAAAAGCATTGATAACCTTTAGCAAAAACCATTGTTTACAATGCGAGCCGGTAAGAGATTAAGGAGGTTTATATCATGGGATGGGATTATACACACGCAACACACTACACCAGAACCGGAGCTATTGACAAAAAGGCAGAAATTGACGAGCTTTACACCTGACAGAACGACACGAAAAAATATGAGGTTGTCCGCTCTTGCATGGTCGGGGCTACATATTATGCCGCAGTAAAAGCAACCGTATTGAACACCGGAGAGGTTGAGACATTCGCCGCCGTTGCATTGACGCACACAAACAACCGGGATTATTTCAACTTTGGAGTTAAGACGATGGAGGAAAGCATGGGGCCTTGTGAAGATCATTGCCCGGCTTCGATTCTCTCTCTTCTCTCCCCTACTGATTCAGAATATGCCAATAACTGGCGCGAGAGATGCAGAAAGAACATTGAAGCAAAGAAAGATCCGCACGCATTGAAAAATTTACCTGTCGGCGCAGTGATCCGCTTTACTCTCCACACCGGGGAAAGCATCGAACTATTGAAACACGTCGCGGCGTATCAGTTCGAACGCCCTTTCTGGTTCTGCCAATCATCCGGCCGTTATATGCCAGCAACCAGGATCCCGGCAAATTATGAAGTAGTCACAGCATAACATATTGAGTTTAGGAGGATAAGAAACCATGAATAATACAGCATTGAGAATTGAGAACGGTATGAGCAGTTTTGAGCTACTGCAGGCCAAGGTGTCAAGCCTTGAAGCAACAGAAAAGCGCATGAGCATTGAAGAGGATCGCCGCATGGCTGCCATTGATGCAATGGATCGCACCTATAATAACCCATCCACACCGCGCCGCACACGCTTTGAGCTTTCTGTTGAGCTTCCTATTCAGCGTGAGGCATTGAAGAATTACCACAATGAGCGCAGCCGTGTATCTGCCGAACTTCGAGGATTAAGAACGGCCATTGATCTTATATTGACAGTTTCCAATTATGGCGGAGAGGTAACACCGAATAATCGCCGGATGATTGAGAGTATATTAGCTTAAACGTTACATTGTAACATTGAGTAACAGCGTGTAATATGGAGGTAACACATGAACAAAGATAAATTAGAAGTATTTATGAACTACTTAAAAGAACAGTTTCCCGGTTGCATTGAGGATCATTTCACTTATGATTTGATCAAAAATCTCATTGACTATGTATATAGGGAGCACGGTCACACAAAGAACTCCGCAAGGGCGATTATCGCAAGCATACTTCCAGAAGTAACCTATGAGGAATTGGAGGCTTACTTACCTGATTTTGATGAATGGGAGGCGAAATTATGATAAAGATGTCATTCTACGATGGAACTTTAGACAGAGCCAAGGCAAGGGAAGTTGTTGAGGCATCCGAAAAGCCTTTGATGTTCCGGTATGGCTTCGCTTTTAGGGGCGCAGAGAAAAGACCTATAACCAAAGAAAAAGCATTGAGTATTATTGATGATTCCGGCAACTATCTGGATATAACAGAAACCGACAATGAGATCCTTTTGAATACTTTTTCAAGTAATGATATGTTGTAGGAGGTATGAACGTGGTAGTTATTTCATTGACAGATAGAGAACAGACATTATTGAGTGACAGTGTATTGACGATGATAGAGAACGCAGGGCAGGCGCAACGCCTTGTATCTGACACTGAATCGCAGAAAGCTATTGACATACACATCAAAGAATTACAGGCATTAAACAGAAAGTTGTGTACTACCGGCATCCGGTAAAGAAAGGATTGAGAACCATGAGAAAGAAAAGCGTATTTATTAACTGTATGGAGGCATTGACCGCAAACAGAAAACACAGCGAGGCCCGCACACTTCTCAATGCAGGACTGAAAGAGTCCGCAGAGAGACAGACCGCTGCCACCGCTCCGGCGTATGAACTTACAAAGCCGTATATCTTCCCTGCCGTTGATGGCAATATGACTTATCACACCTCATGGGGATCTCATGGAGTAAAGAACGAAGCCGAAACCATATTGAGTGTATTGAACTCTTTCCGCCTCCGCTCCACCCTTGCAAAGATCAACCAGGGGCCACGCCTTACACAGTATGTTATTGAACCGGCTCCCGGAACTCAGGTGCAAGCCATTTTGAGACATGAAAAGGAATTTCAGGCAGCTTTACATTGCAACGCCTCTTTGAGATTTGATAATGGCTATGTGTATATCGAGGTTCCGACCGGTACAGAAACCGTGTTCCTGGGCGATATGCTCATTGATAATGAGTATCAGTCCTCCAGTGGTTTCACAATGGCGATCGGCATGGCGGTTGACGGTTCCAAGCATTACATTGATATTGCCAAGGCTTGCCATATCCTCATTTCTGGTATGACCGGATCTGGTAAATCAATCGTTCTGCATAACCTCATCTTGTCTCTATTGATGAAAAAGAATCCGGCACAGATGCACTTATATATCATTGACCCAAAAGCAACAGAGTTTGAGTATTACAAGAACCTTGCAGCGTGTACGGTTGTATCTGAGGTAAATGGTGCGGTTGAACTATTGAAGAACCTTTGTATTGAGATGGATCGCCGCTACTCCATTCTTGCCTCTACCGGCTGCCGTGACATTGACAGCTATAATACAAAGTTCGCAGATGCTCCTATGAGGCGTGACATAGTTTTCATTGATGAGTTATCCGACCTTATGAGCATGGGTGGAAAATCCGTTGAGGGACATATTGTAAGAATTGCACAGAAAGCCCGTGCCTGTGGCATCCACCTTGTAATCGCTACACAGTACCCGGTTGCAAAGGTTGTTACTGGATTGATTAAGGCAAATATGCCTACAAAGATCTGTCTCCGTGTTGGTACAGTCACAAACTCTATGGTCGCATTGGATATGGCCGGCGGCGAAAAGCTCATGGGTCATGGCGATATGCTCTTTCTCCCTAACGGTTCTCTTTCCCCGGTAAGGTTGCAAGGTGGGTTTGTATCTGAGACGGCAATCAACAATGTCGTTGCCGGTTTGATGAAAAATCAGTAAGTAGGAGGATGGTTAGAATGGCAGGAAAGACAACAACAGCTTGTACACATAAACAGTACGAGGCTATCATAAAAACTTTATATGAGGGCATTGGAGACTGCATACAGCCTAATCCCCGGATTGCTACGATCCTCGTTATTGAGGCGAATGTAGGATTGCGTATTGGAGATACACTCTCCCTCCGGCGTTCCTCTTTCATTAAGACACCCTCCGGCCACGCTTTCAATATCGTTGAGCATAAGACCGGAAAGGTTCGCCGTTTCAAGGTCCAGGAACAGGTCTACAACTTCCTCCTTGAATATGCGGACTCTGAGGGCATTGAGGGCGATGATCTGATATTCCCTATCGGTGTCCGGGCAGTGCAAAAACATCTGAAAAAGGTTTGCGACTGGCTCGGTCCTGAATATGAGGATATATCCACCCATTCGTTCCGTAAATACTTCGGAACAGAGATTTACTACAAGAATGGAAAGGACATTGAACTGGTCCGCCGCCTGTATCAGCACAGTTCCGCCGCCGTTACGGCTCGTTACTTGGGTGTTACGGACGAAAAGATTGAACAGGCATTAGATTCCCACGTTGATATTATTTACCGCCCCAAATGAGGCGCATATATAGTAATGGTTCCTTATAAGATTTGTCTATTTGAGTGTCGTGTAACAGGTTTCTGGCAGTTTTTAATGTGAAAACTGCTGCCGGTATGAGGGTTGATAACGGCATACACCATCCCTTTGTTGGTTGACAGGTTTTCCGGCTTTAATGCGAAACCGGATAAGGATAGTGGGATCTCCTGACATTCGCGTATCTCCGGCGGAGCGCACGATGCCGCTTGATAAGAACGTGTCCAAATAGACAAATGCTATAAGGAACCATTGAAGAAATGGAGGTCTTAGGCATGATTGATATTACAAACTGCAATAAAATCATAGTCGATACCATCGGGAAAACAGAGAAGATCATTGAATGGTATCAGCAAAATAAAGATTGGTTGGATGCCGAAGAGTTCCGCATCCCCATCCCCTCCGCATTGGTTGAGCTGCCGGAGGAAGATATTAAATTCTATTATGAGCAGGAGGGTGTATTCGTCAGGCTGCATCTGTATATGGGTGGCGTGTATGTCTGCAATTATCGGTATGATCCGAAAACTCAGGAAATCGAAAACATTGTCTTTCCTGCCGGATTAAGCAAAGAGAAACGAAAGGTTGCCCGGATGGTTCTTGCCGCTGACAGAACGCCATACAAGGAGGCATTGAAGTTCCATTCTCTCATGTGTTTTGCAACTCATTACCGCAACTGCATTGAGACTACGGAGCAGAAAGAGAAACGCATTTCTCATAAGCATCGAAAAATCCTGCGCCGTTCCGGCGGTGCTACACCACTGATAACCACATACCGCATTGATAGCAGACCTGTTCCTGCAGACGGTACAAAAAGGCACTACACAAAGCCTACCGAACAGGTAAGTGTGAGGGGATTTTACCGAACTACCAAAACCGGTAAACGTGTATGGGTTCGCCCTTTCACAAAATACAATGGAAATTCTGGAAATAACAAAACATACAAAGTATAGGAGGATCACTATGAGTAATTTGAAAGTTTATGCAAAAACCATCGAAGATGAGGCTTTGGAACAGATTAACACTCTTCTGTCTCAGGATGCCTTTAAGGACTGTAAGGTTCGTATCATGCCGGATGTTCACGCCGGAAAGGGATGCGTCATTGGCTTTACTGCGGATCTCGGAAACAAAGTAATTCCAAACATCGTTGGCGTGGATATTGGATGCGGTATGCTTTGCGTCAGTTTAGGGCATAGGGATTTTAATGCTGTTACATTGAATACTTTAGATCGTGTTATCCGCACCTATGTTCCAAGTGGGAAAAATGTGCATGATGGGCGGCAAATGCGTTTTGAAGAATTGAAAGAGCTTTATTGTTACCGGGAATTAAAAGATACCAAACGTCTCGAACGCTCTATTGGCACTCTCGGTGGCGGCAACCATTTCATTGAGGTTGATGTTGCAGAGGACGGTTATAAGTATCTGATTATCCACACTGGCAGCCGCAATCTTGGGAAACAGGTGGCAGACTACTATCAGAACCTTGCCTATGAGTTGATGTGCGGCAAGGATGATTTGTATGATCGTCAGGAAAAGCTCATTGCCGACTACAAAGCTGCTGGAAGAAAATCTGAGATTGAATCCGCAATCAAGGAGCTGCGCCGAAACTTCCGTGCTGTCACTCCGAAATTGCCGAAAGACCTCTGTTATTTAGAGGGTAAGTACCGTGAACAGTATCTCCATGATATGAGGATATGTCAGAAGTTTGCCTACATGAACCGTGTTATGATTGCTCAGATTATATGCAATCACATGGGATGGGGTGTTGATGCAGATATGCCGGACTTCTTTGAGTGCATCCACAATTATATCGACCACGACTCCAACATCGTCCGTAAAGGTGCTATCTCTGCCAAGTACGGAGAAAAGGTTCTTATCCCTATCAATATGCGTGATGGGTGTATTCTCGGAACTGGCAAGGGAAATGAGGATTGGAACTGTTCTGCGCCGCATGGAGCTGGACGGATTATGTCACGAATGAAAGCAAGGGAAACTCTAAACATGAGTGATTATTCAAACTCTATGGATGGCATCTACACTACTTCCGTATCAGAGGAAACCATAGATGAGGCACCGATGGCATACAAGCCTATTGATGAGATTGTGGAATGTATTGGAGAAACCGTTGATATTCTTGCGATTCTGAAACCTATATATAATTTCAAGGCGAGCGAATAATGTGGCATTGATGGACACATTGATGTATAATGGACTAAACATTTATATAGGGAGGATATGTCTATGAAGATGAGATATTTTGCCATACTGTTACTGTCGGCCGTTCTTTTGACTGGTTGTGGTGGCGGTACATCTACCGAAAATGGCACTGCTGCGGTCACGACTGCGACAGAAAGTAAAGAAAAAACAGACCTTGCAGATTTGATGAGTACGCAGGATTATTCCTGTACTGTGGATGATTCTTTTATGTATTACGTTATGTATGTAACAAACAATTCAGATAAGGTTGTGAGTATTGATCTGAATGTGACCGCATTGGATTCTTCCGGCAGTATGGTTGGTTCTTCCAGCGATGGAACAAAAGCGGTTGCTCCAGGGCAAACAGCCGGTATATGGACCACATTTGATGAATGGGATAAGATTGATAGTTTCGATTACACACTGTCGGTATCAGAGGAAAAGGAATACTCTCCTGTCTATTCTGACTTATCCGTTGACTACAATACTACCGACAGCGGCATTGTTGCATCCGTGACAAACAACGGAACTTCCGCCGCAGATTATGTATGTATGGATGTGGTGTACCTTAAAGATGGGAAGATGGTTAATTTTAGCGAATTATCTTTTATGGATGATAACCAGGAATTGCAGCCCGGTACAACTCTTTCTCAGGAGGGCACTTGCTACTCCGATTCTGGTTTTGATGATGTAGTGATTGCCATAAATGGCAGAAAATGATTTAAGGCAGAGGTTTTATTCCTCTGCCTTTTTTATGAGTTCCCATGCCTTTTCATCGCCAAATTCTTTCCTTACGGTTTTCCATAATCTGAGGTACTTCTTGGATTCTCTGTCCCTTTCAGTCCTTGCCTTATCAATCTGACTTCTGAGGCGGCTTATATACTGCTCGTCCTCTGTCTGAATCAGCTTATCTGAGTCACGGTACAGTGACCGGATCATACTTTCTTTGAGCATTTCCACCCACGGCGTAGATACCTCTGTACTGCGCCCATTGATTGAACGGCGTGTTTTATATTCCCTATCGGATAAATCCTGTTTCTTGGCTTTCTTGGCGCAGTAATCGCCAATATACACACCAACCCAGTCTGGGATCTCTCCTTTGACCTGATCGTAAAGTTCTCTGGTAAGTACATAATAGTTGTAGTGACCTACGAACGATTTAACTGCTGCACTATGGAAATCTGCCTTTGATACCTTGACCTCATAGCATCGGAAAATGCCCTTTGTGTCGTATGTCATGTAGTCCACACGCTCCTTGCCGCCATATCCTATTGTTACCTCATAGCAGCCAAATGTCCACATTTTGTATGTGGCTCTTCTGATTGCCTTTTCCAATGCTACGGTTTCTGCGGTTTTCATTTCAGATCCTCGATTGAGAACACCAGACCTACGCAATAAATCTCTCCATCTTCCCAAATATCAAATCTCTCACAAGGAATTTCCGTCTCATATGTCCACGTTGCCGGAAGTCCGTCCCTGTTCATGCCATCACACCAGACAGCATCTATCCAGTTTGCACGTTCTTCTCCCTCCTGATCCACACCGTTTCTGTCAAAGTATACTCTTCCTCCATCGAAGCAACTGCCCTCATCATAGATTGCCCCATCAAACTCCATGAGATCATCAGATGCACCGTAAACAATAACCAGACCGCTTTCCTTTGCTTCCTGCTTCACATCGTCAAAACTATCTCCGTATGCTCTCCCATTGAGCTTTTCTGCCAATTCTTTTGCTGTAATCATCGCATATCCTCCTTAATCTGTATATACCACTATTCTCTGTCCCTCCATTCTGTAACCAAAACAGAGGTTTCCACCGTCTGCTATGATTGCACAGTCATGGTCAGACAGATTATTCACGTTTCCGATAATCTCATAATATTTACAGGCATATCCGCTTTCTCCGCTCATAATAACGGTTTTCTTAGAAAGAATCTTATTCCGCTGTTTCTCTGACATACAATCCCATTCATACGGATATACCACAACTGCCTTGTCCTTGATCTTTTCGTACTCCTTGAACCATGTTTTAATCATCGGTTGACTCCTTTCTTGCATATTTGCACCCTGAGAAGTTGGTTCCGACATCAAGAAACATATCCAGAATGATTTTCTCGCTCTCTCCGCAGAAATTTATATGTCCTGTCTTTGTGTGTTTAACTATCAGCTTTTCGCAGTTAAGGCAGCACGCCTTTTCGTTCCGTTCCTCGAACCTCTGCAAAGCCGTCTTATTCATTCTGGTTTCCTGCCTTTCTGAAATGATCCGCAATTTTGCAGATTGTAGCATCTCCGACTCCTTTGATTGAGGAAATCTCTTTGAGAAATTTGTTAATATCCGCTCCGCCGGAGGACTTTTTACCCTGATTAAAACCCTCACTTCTGGCTTTCTCCACTCTGTCCTCAACATAATGTACCAACTGCTCATCTGTCATTTTCCGCATCTTTACGGCTTTTTCGTGAATCTTATCCTCGTCCGCAGTTCTGCGGCAACTTCTTTTCTTTGCCATTGTGATCCTCCTATCTCATGTATGTTTCAACAATGCACGCATCGTCCTCCGGTGTCCTTGGGAACTTAAAAATAAATCCGGCTGACATTACATCATCTTCGCATCTTTTAAGGTTTTCATATTCGCAGTAAACATTCGTTGGCCGATTCTTCTCTCCGTCCCATACTCTTGCCACCACTTTTCCCGGAAAGTCTTTCGGGCTGTCATATATCACTACTAGCGGCACTTTTATATCTGAATAGTCCACCAGATTAAGTGTCGGTACTCTCTTATACAACGGCGTGTTCTGTTTTGCTAATTTCTTCTGTTTGTTCACTCCCATACCTCCTTTAATTCCACATGGAATGATTTCAATAGTTCATCGTCCATGTTTGACATAAATGTTCTGTACGATATGTCTGGCTTATTTTCCATAAACCACTCTACCGCCTTTTGATTTCTGGCTGTTCTGGTAGATAGATTTCGCCAATTATCCTGATACCGAACCCGTTTCAATTCTCCGTACCATACAAGAAATCGTTCTCTCGTGCCATTCCTATCAATCCTCATAGGCACATACGGATCAACAATCTCGTAATCTATCCGCCGGACCGCTGCCGGAACTGCCATAACCCACATTTCTCCTGTGGCAACGGCATCTGGCACTTTATCCGCTATCTGCTCCGGCATGAGGATAGCATCACTCTCTATGTAATACGCATGGATAACAACCGGCACGCCGATTCTTGCCATGTTGTACGCCACTGTTCCGCCTTGCGGCATCGCTTGGATTGCACTCAATATGTTAGGTGCTACGCATATCCTCGGAGTGGTGTTATCCTCATCCGGGCAAATCTGTTTCGGAACTCTCGGAACAAATCTCTCTACTTCATCAAATGAAACGTGAGCCAATTTACTGTTGTTTCTTTTTCCTCTTTGCTTCATCCTTTTTCCGTTGGCGTTCCTCCCAGTAGGGATGTTCCAATCTTTCCAGTCCAGTGCATCCTATCTGCAGGCACTTATGGACTTTCATTTGCTTCGTTGATAGATACCCTTTGTGTGTTTTGCAGTACGCTACCGGCGATTTAACCATATTCTTATCAATGCTCTGGAATAAATCAGGCATGAATAAGGGCTTTCGGAAACTCTTGAATGAGTTCTTCGCCCCAAATGTCCGTGAGGCTTGGTTTCATAAATACCGGTATGTTGTACTTTCTGCACTGCTCCACAATATTTTCAATCCATTCTCGTCTTGGTATGACTTTATCTTTTCTGCTGCCAGTCTCCGCTCCTACGATGATCCACTCCGGGATGTATGATTTCTCACTCAGTTCTCCGAAGTCTGCCAGTATAGGCTCTACTGACAAAAACGTATGGAACTCATAGTGTCCGTCCTGCCCCATATACTCCGTATCTGGATCTGTGACTGTCGTTCCGTACCACATATTATCTCTGAGTGGTAATTCTCCATAATGATGCAGCTCCATATATCTTCCGGGATTCTTCGTGAGGAAGAGGTAATTATGCTGCGGAGCTTTCTCACAAGCATTAAACACTTCCCTGATCCATCTATCAGGAACCCACTCTCCAAACACATCCGACATTGATCCGACAAAGATATTTCTCTGCCTCTTTTTGTCTCTGTATTCTCCCATGCGGTATCTGTGGATTGTCGGCACAAATCCATGCGGATAGGCGCATCTGAATTGTTTTCCGGTCTCATCATCAACATAATACGGTTACTCATTGATCTCATAAGTTTCAGAACCATCGTCTCCAAGTTTGTACGTCTCCGGTTCTACCAGATGGCATCCTTTCCGTGATACAAAACGGTTTGCAATGCCTCTGGCATAACAATAAGGGCATTTATGACGGCAGCCGGTAATTGGATTCCATGTGCTGTCAGCCCACTCTATTTTCGTTTTATCCAAGTCTCTTCCTCCTACCTGTGTATTTCCCTACATGATTGATATAACCGCAATAACAGCACTTTACCTCGTCTCTAAGACGGCTCTTATAAATCTGATTTCCGCAACATCCACAGTCAAATTCCTGCGGATTGATTTTCTTTTTCTTCATAATTGAATCACTCCTTTGGAAATAATTTGTCGTAAAACCATTCAATATCACGGCGGACTTTGAAAAATCTAAATTTGTCCTCTTCACTCGTGCTTCTCGCACTGATGTACCCATGAAAAGCATTTACCTCTTCTATTATCACTGGCAACTCTGCATATTCCGTCTTTAACATCCACTCACTTCCGATAGGGTATTTATCGAATTTTGAGTAGTCTATCTCTTCGTCAGTATGAAACGGAAGATCGTATTTGTTTTTATCCACGGCTAGATCGTCAATATAACAAGTGGCATACACCTTTCTTGGGTTGTTCCCATATTTTTCAATATTTTCAGGCAGATTATCGTTGACTGCATCAAACTCCAAACCAAATTTACCGCACCAGTCCACCGCCTCTTTCAGATGTTCTTCCACTCTGCAAGTCCAAAGGATCACTTTTGCGCCCTCTGCTCTGCGTTGAACGAGGTGCTGTATCAGTTTTTTGTTAGGTGCGCCAATTCCGGGCCACTTGCTTTCGCAGAGCGTTCCATCGAAATCTACCGCATAAATCGGTACAAAACTACTCATCAGCTAAATAACCTCCCATCTTCGTAAAAATCTTTTTCTTGCAACAACAGTTTCGCAATTATCGGTCGCTCTTAATACCCCCTCTTCATATCCTTGAAATGCCTCTGGATTGAATGTAATTGTTGCGCCCGGAATGAACATTTTGCTTAATCTTTCAGCTTTCGGTATCTTTTCTCCCAAAATAGTCCCGCAATTACATATCTCCACAATTCCGTTGGGGTATATTTTTTGACAAGTTTTGCATCTGCAAACCTTTTTTACCCTCATGTTTCTCCTTTCCTGTTATCTGTTATCGTTCCTTTCCATTCCCAAATCAAATAATGATAATTGTGCTCTTTCTCTTTCTAACCTTGTATTTGAGACCTCATACATCTCGGTATCTATCTCAAACCCTACAAACTTCACACCGGTTCTGTGATATGCGATGAGACTTGACGCAGATCCTACATGGGTGTCAAGCACCACCCCCCCCCGATAGCTTAAAAGCACCTACGAGATATTCGTACAATGCTATTGGCTTCTGGGTTGGATGGATGCGCTTCTCTGAATTTGTTCCGCCAGTGTTTGAGTATCTGAACAGTTTTGCTGGGAGATTGTAAGAAGTCCACGCAATCTCCGCTTGTGAAAAGGCATCCCACGGCTGCACCTTATCCCATACAACAAAACACTTTGTTGGTGGCAGATTGAAATAATTTCCGCCCCATATAATCTGATTTTTCGATACGCGAAACAATTCTTTGAAGTATTCCTCCGTTGGCGGTTTGCTATCCCATTCCTTTACCTGTCCACTCCGTTTCAATCTGCTTGCAGTGCTTTCGGATGGATAACCGTTCTTCGTCCGGCTCTTATTGGTTCCCATCGCCATGTTCGGCGCATTGATTCCGTATGGTGGGTCTACGATTGCCACATCAAAGTATTTATCAGGGAAAAGTTTCATGCCGGCCATACAGTCCATGTTGTAGTAACCAAAATCTAATTTATCCACTTAATAATGCTCACTCCCTTATAACCTTTCTGAAACTCATACCACGCATACGCAACTGCACTTCCGCCTCCGGCTTTCATTTCCTCAAACATTCCGTTTTTGGCGCACAGAATACGGCTGCGTGACACATATACATATCTCGGAGGGTATTTCTTAAACAGCTCGCCTCTGGCCTTTCCCTCCAAAAATTGTAATTTAAGGAACATGAACACTTTTCTCCCATCCGGTATGATTGTCATTGCGTGTTCGATAAACTCTTTCGCATACTTGTATGGAGGATTGGTAAGAATATCGCCATCCCACATTTCTGTTGTCTGCAAGAAGTCTATTCCGCCCTCTCCGTACCCTCTGTCGATAAGATCCGTACTGCGTACCTCATACCCAAGTCCTATGAGGCGTTCTGATAAGTGTCCTTGTCCTGCAGAGCACTCCCAAATCTTATGATTCAGTTCTGCCCCCCCCTGTAACAATGCGTCTACTGCGATAGGGTCTGTCGCATAGTAGTCGTTAATCTCTCTTTCTTTCTCTGTGTGGTTGGATGCACCAAGAGTTGTAAAAATACTCTTGCCATTTCCAGTCCAATCTTTTCCCATCTCTGATCTCCTTATAAATATCCAAATCTATAACCATATATGGATTCTAGTTCTCCGCGGCATACCTTACCGACCGAGTTCGGCGGTAGGTTGTACAGTCGTTCCGCCTCCCGGCATGAGAAAAAGATTTCTTCCTCATCGCCTATGCAGATAACCATTCTGTGTTTCCCTGGCTTGTCCTTGCGGTTTCCGCACTGTACGCCCTTGTCCGCCCATCTGAGGTTGTATATGCTGTTATCAAACCTTTCCATGTTATTTATATGGTCTACGGTGTCATACCGCCGTCTGTCTCCCATGAAGAAAGTCTGCATAACAATCTGGTGTCTCTTAAACCGTACTTGGTTTCCGTCCGTATCTGTGAACATACTGGAAATATCGTATTTATCTCCGTATGCCATATTGCAGAGGATTCCGTTTCTTATAAGTCTCCCAAATGTTGATATGTAGCAGTTGATGTTGAAATCATGCACGCTCTTAACTTCCAAATTCTCATCGAATTTTACAAGCTGCGTGACCTTTCTCCACTTTTCTTCTTTGTCCGGGTACTTCTGGCGGATATACTCAAAAGTTTCTGTTTCTCTCATACTCTCTCAAATGTGTAGATTGAATTTCTGGTTGTTACCTCAATGTATTTTCCTCTATCCTCAGTCTTGAATCCGATAACCGTACTCGTAACAATCATGCCGACATACGGCGTTCCATCCTGCTGAGCCAACCATTCAATCATCATGGCATCTCCGTTTCTTGGAGTGGGTTTCTTGCACATTCTCCCTACTCTGAGAGGGTATCTGCCCTCAATTCTCGGATTGCCTTTTCTGTCTGTAATTGATACAACTCTATAAGTTTCCATGGCAGCCTCCTTAATAAAGATTCCACAAAAACAGTTCTTCGTTTTCTGCCGGATCGCACTTTTCTTTCCATTCCAGTTTTCTCACTACATCCCATGTTTTCATGCAGATATTAGATAAGTCGTACCTGTCGTACACCCTCTTGTCGATAAACAGGCGCATATCCAAGTCCTCATCGTAGAGATTGGAACTCATGTATTTCAGATTACGAATATCCTCATCTGTGGCTTCCGCATGGACTGTTACTGTGATACCGTCCAAGTGTTTTAAAATTACCGGATGATCGTCCATTGTCAGACAAGCCGTATAAAGATAGATTTTCTGTCTCTTATTCTGCTTTCTGAGCATTTTAATGACTGTGTAGAGCTGTGCCGGATTTATCATAGGCTCTCCGCCGGTAATCACAACTTCCTCATAGTCCTTTAATGCCGTGATACCGCCAATCACTTTCGCCAATGATGTGTAGTCCAATTTGCTGTTGCAGCACCCCGGACACTTCCGGTCGCACTTTGATGTGATAATTACTCTCGCTGTCTTTTTCATCTTTCCTCCTTAATCCATGCCGTCATAAAGGCTTTCAGATAATTCAACCTGTTCGTCTGTCAAATCCCTAAGTGCATTGATTATCTTCATCTTTGTTTCTTTGCATGGGAAATATCCGTACTTTGCATATCTCAGCATCCGTTCAAAAGTGCTCATTGGAAATGGAATATCTTTATCAATCACAATCCGTTTAAGATGTAGATGTTCAAAAAAACGCATCATCCATCAGGATTTTGTACTCAATGTGTGTTTCCGGTATTCCAATTTCCTCTAAGAAATGCTCATCTTCCAGAGTTTCAAACGGAAGTTCTTGTCTTTTCGCTACCGCACCAGTTTCATCCTCTACTTCCTCTTTGTAATATGCGAACTTCGTGATTGTGAAATCGAACTTATTCAGAATTTCTTCCGGTTTTCCAAATATTTTGCAACAAAGTTCAATCACAACACCTGTTTCAATGTGTTTGTATGCCTTTACATTGTCGTTTTCGTAGTGGAAATGATATTTCTCATCTCTTACATCGTCTCCGTCATATCCTGGTGTCTGACTGTCAAAATACTGTACCGCATCATCAAAATCGCTTTCATTCTCAAAGAAAATATCAAGGTCCTTTACCTTTTCTTTATTGAATATGTTTTTGAAACATCCTCCACATATAAATCCTTTGTGACCGGTCATGTACTCATCAAGCCAATTTAATATCCAGAAGTTTTCTCTGTCTCTCTTTATTAGAGCCATGTTTCCTCCTATCTCCGTGCCATTGTTTCCTCGTATAATCGTTTGTATACGTCCCTCTCAGCAGTTATCTTTGCAATTTCCAACTGTGTCTCAACGTCCGGCATCTCCACCTTTTCTGCAATAGGTTTGGGTTCTTTCTCGTCTGGCTTCACTGCTTCATTTGCAGCTTCCGCCCACTTCTTTACCAGATCATTTGATTTGATGTTAATTCCAATACCGATACTTACCGCCAATGCCGCATCAATCTTTTTCATTTCCGCCATAGAACACTGCCCTATGTAGTCTCCAACCTTATCCTTATTTACTGTGTCAATCTGCTCACAAAGCACAGTGGACGGATATTTTGAGCTGTTGATTTTAACGTGTGTCGGCAACGGTTTCTTTTCCTGGGTGGTAAGGTAAACCACTTCCAATATGGGAGCCGCATTGTTTCCAATGTCATTGCTTATAATTACCGCCGGTCTACCCCCCCCCTGTACATTTCCGCTATATTCGCTCTCATTGCGGATATAGAAGATTTCCCCTCTATAAAATTCTTTGTTCATAGTGTCCTCCTATTCGATTTCATCCTCCTGTGGCATCTCGAACACTCCAAGTGGTTGATCCGCCACATATTCACATACTAAGTCTCTGGGGTTTTCATCTTGTCCTCTTTCAAACAGCAAATTCATGGTGTAGCAGTCCATAAGCATTGAAATCGCCATTCTGCATTTTTCTTTCGTAGAGTATCTGCCAATCACTACTCTGCTTTCTCCTACGAGGGCGGCAACTTTGTACCGCCCATCATATTTGCTGTCCGTGCTGTATTCTGTTACCTTGTCGTTGTTCAGAACTACCACTCCATCCTGAGACTTAACAAACATCACGTTTTGCCTCTCTTTCCTTAATTCGCCCCATCTGTCGATTGATTTTGAAATCAATTCGATCCTCTACCTCTGCTACGCAGTTAAAAATAATTTCCAACTGTGAGAGCATAATCTGCACATCTGCAATTTCATCTATCACTGCTTCTCTCGTTTCCGCTGTTTTCTCATCGCTACGGCGTAATTTCAGAATGGCTTTGACGAGTTCCGAACACTCTTCAATAGCCATATCCTCCTGTGCATCGTTTCCATATGTTTCTACGATGGTGTTGAGGCTTCTCATCTGCTCCTGCGTCAATGTCTTTCCCTCCTACTTCAAAATTGTTGCGATCACGATGATTACAATAAGAATTGCCGTAAGTCCAACCCCAATCCAGATAGGGAGAAGAACTAACCACCAAGACCATGTGATTACTTTGCATAATTTCAGAGTGATTAAGATAAGCTGTAACACTCCGAAAAATCCGATACCGCCTTATGCTTTTCCACTGTTTCCATTACTGCTGTTGCTCATAAAACTGTCCTCCTGTTTACATATAAGTTGCTTCTTTGAATACGAATGTGTCCTCAGAGTCTACCTTTTCCGATAGTTCTCTCAGGCGCAGATCGTTGGAGCTGTAAATCTTTTTCTTTTTCATGTCAGCCACAAAAAACTCCTGCCCTGCCTGAATATACTCTCCAACTTTGCTCTTCCGGCAAATCTCATAGGAAGCATACTCAGTCTCTTTATCCTCTGTCTGTTTTCCCTTTGCGGTTTTTCCTAGCATACCGATTTTTCTCCTTTCTTTCATAATATTGTTTGTCTGACTAAACATTCTCTTCAAAAAAATTTAATGCAATCCGTCAGACCATCTATACAGAATAACGGCGGTATCTTCGTTAGGATAAGAAACTCCCAAGAATTTGCCATTAACTGTTTCGCAAGCCTCTGTTACTCTGTCCACAAATTTATTGAAATCCTCTTTCACTGTCACATAATCGTGAAATCCCATTGTTCCCTCGTCTCTTTCGTGGTTTTCTCTCATTACCACCATCTGTTTTAATTTCTGCATATTGCCTCCTATTTCTTTACCTTGCAGTCTCTATATGCATCCTCTTTTCCGATGAATAACTGCCCTAAAATTGCAACCAGAACATTTACCACGATACTGTTTCCGGCCTGCTTATAAAGCTGTGTGTTACTATTTACTTTCTCCGCCTTATGGAAATCTGCATCTGAGAAATCCATCAGCCGCCAGCACTCTTTTGGAGTGAGCTTTCTTATGCGGTACTCTGTGCAAACCTTTGAGTTCGCATCTCCATGCGTTCCGGCGGTCAGCGTTGGAGAATTACCGTTATCAGAATAAACAGATCCGCATTGACTTCCATCGCTGGAAATCTGCCCTACCTTTGCCATTTCTGTACTCCTTTCCGTAAGATTGTTGCTATGCTGCATACCGTCCTGCCCCCCCCCCGAACAATTCTTTCAATACGGCAAATCCCCATGCTTTGGGATGTGAGCGTAGGGCATACATGACCGCCGCCTTGCACTCTTCCGCGCCGTAATTTACTTGTTGGGTATGAGAAATCTGCAACTCCGCCAATCTCACATTCGATATAACCTTTCTGTGTTGCCTGCCGGATGCCTACATACTCTCTATCCATCATCCACCGTCCTTATCTCTAAAACCAGATTGTCTTTTTGAACAGTTGTGAGGGTGTTGGATATGCCATCAGTTCTTGCTTCAAGTTGAGTCATATTGCCTCTTTTTTCTGAAATCTGGTGGCTTTCGTATAATTTTCTTATCCTTTTGCCGTATTCAGTTCTGACGCAACGGCATATCGCAAAGTCAATCCTCATTTACTCTTATCTCCAAAACATAGTTGTCTTTTTGGACGGAAGTAAGTGTATTGCACAACCCCTCTGAGTTTGGCTCTAACCGTTGTTCCGTTGGTGCGCCTGTGGTTCTGTCTGATGGATTGCTTGGGTTTCGCCCTCTGCTTGCAACAATGATTCTTTCAACCACGTTTTCGCCTCCGTCTCTGTTATTATGCAAGGTACAGTACCCCCCCACTCGTAATCGCCGGAGCTATGCCGCCGGTATCATACACTCGCCCTTGGTTTGGGTTCTCTCTCGTGGAAGTGGGGAGAATATTGCCTAACCTCTTAATCCCGGTCTGCAATATCTTCTTTCCTTTCCTTGATTTCTAATATCTTTGGTTCCAAATTGCCCCCCCCCACAAGTGTTTAAGGTCGGGGCAATTCCGTCTACGGAATAAATTCTTCCGCTCTGAGGATTATCCCAGCTCTTTCCTACGGCGATATTCCCCAGTTGTATGCAGCGTACCTTATTTGCCATTTCATAGTTCCTCAATTACATATTTCAAATGTTTGTAGTCGCTCGCCAATAGGGTAGGGCATATCATTTTGTACAATGCTTTATTGTATGGGTCGTAGATTCCACAAGCACTTTCGGAGGATCTTTGTAGTCTGTTGCCCTTATCGCTTGGCTAATACCCCCCCCCGATAAAACTCGGACCCTGTCCTGGACTTCTTTTTCCGGGTTCAGTGAGCCGACTACGATTATTCTGTCTGCCATTTACTTTTTCCTCCACTAAAACTTTCGGTGGATCTTTATAATCCGTTGCCGACAATGCCACTGATATGCCATCCGGGGACATTATACGTCCTCTTTCTCCGCCTGTTCCCGTATGAGCCACAATCAATGGCCGGCTCATGGTTCATCTGAGCTGTCTACTTCTGTAACACCGCATCCCAATGATGCCGGTCTACTGAGCCTCTGCCCCCCCCCTAACGGTTTTTGAGATACCGTCTAACTGACCGCTCTCTCGTAAGTCCTTGATGAGTTTCTGTGCCTTTTCAGAGTTGATGTAATACTTTTCGTCTACCTCGTCCTCCAAATAATCTTTCATTGTCTTATCCAGTGGAACCGGCTGTGGAAATTTGTAATTATAATCTCCCAAAATAGATACCATGAAACAACGTTCTCTGTTCTGTGCCACTCCGTAATCCTTTGCATTGAGGATCTGCGTATAACACTTATATCCCTTGCTTTCAAGAAAGCTACACCAGCTATGAAAATCGTCTATGTTGTCTGCGCTGATAACCTGTGGCACATTCTCCATGAGAAGTATCTGGGGAAGATTTTCTGTCTCATTCAGAAGTCTTTCAACTTCCCACAGTAACCCGGAACGTGTTCCTGATCCTTTTTTCATTCCTCGCATCTTTCCGGCGAGTGATAAGTCCTGGCAAGGTCTTATGGAAACGAATACGTCATAAGGTAGGTGTATCTGTCAGTATTCGTTATTGCCAGATCACCCCCCCTCATTGAGCAAATGTTGACAAGGTTGTGCGTGGCTTTTATGTTGTTGTAACATTCTCTGCGCCATGCGTCACTGTATGAATGACTCCTTATCTGCTCTTCCGTGAGAGGTTTCTTTCCATCCACGGATATTCCCAACTGAGTAAGTGCCTGTATAACATCCTCAGAACTCATTTCTGCACTGTAATCCGTATCATCGTCCGCCATGTGAATAGCTTTGTATGATGCCGTGGCGTGCATTTCCCATTCAGACATAAGGTAATGTTCAAACGGTACGCCAAGATTACGAAGTGCCATCGCCTGAGAACCAACCCCGGCAAACAATTCTATCAATCGCACTGGGTTGTCAGTCTTAAATGTTGGGTACATTAAATCAAACATTGAAATCTGATCCACTCGTTTTCTCCTTTCTTTGATTTTTTATCATGCAAAATCTCGCATAATTAAGCTGCCGGAAGTAGTCATTATTCGCATTTTCCCACATTGCCGGTAAGGTACTCAGCCGTGTTTCATAACACTTATCGCACACCTTTTTCCCTTTCATTGTTGGATTTTTGCCACATATATAGCAAATGCCGTAGTCCGGTCTCTCTGAACGTGACAAATCGCATCGGTTTTTGTCTCTGTAATTTTTCAGATACGCCCTGCATCTCTGGCATAAACCACCATTCTGCGATTGATGTTTTCCGCATCTGGGGCATAGTCCGTTTTCGATGCGTGTCTGTTTTAACTGCCTTTTCCTCAGCCGATCTTTCTCTTTCTGTTCATCGGTTTTCCCTTTTTCCGAATAACTATCTTGAAATTGGCCCAAGCACTCATAACATAGCTTTTTGTTAGGTTCTGCTGGATTTTTCCCACAATGAGTGCATATCCCAATCCTTTCATGGTATTTTCGGTTCTGCTTGCGTAATTCAGAATTTCTTGCCGCACAGTCAGGACACATGGATCTTTCCGGCGTTGGGTTTTCTTTACCACACTTCGGACACAATCCTCTTTCCCTCATCTCTTTGTATGATAATTTTCTCAATCCATTTCAGAGGTTCCCAGGATTTATGCGCGCTGCCCTTTCCTCCGTTACTTTTTAACACCGAACTTCTCATACATTTCATCCAGTCTCTTTCTGGTTTCGTTTGACATACCGGATGGTGGTTCGGTCTTTTCCTCCGGCACTTCAATTTTTTGCATTTCTATCTGTGGGTCTACTGCTTTTTCCATAAGTGCTGCGTGTTTCTTCCCCATATCGGCTATGAGCATCCTTACATTCTCCGGCAGACGTGCCTCTTCTTTCATCCGCTGCACCGAAGTCCGATAGTTCCTGATAAAGTGCGACTGTTCAATGGTTGCCACTTGGTCTGAATCCATCAACGCCCACTCTTTGAGGTTTGCCGCCGTTCCAACAGCTCTTTGGCACGCCTCCGGCAGTTTTGCAAATTCCTCTTCTGAGTTGTAACCGGAGTTCCTTAACGCCCTCTGTACCAACGCCCATGCCTGCAGTTCGCTCATGCTTTCTTCCGCCGGAGCAATAATCTCCGTTGCTTTAGTGCGAATATCTGCGATGGTTGGAGGAAAACGTTCACTCGTCATGTACTTTTGTATTGCCAAGTTTGCCTGCTCATACGGAAGATCTTGTAATAATCCATACCACACATCGAAAGCGTCTTTATCTGGTATGAATGTCGGCTGTGCGTAGACCGCTTTCATAGCTTTTACCAAAATCTTAAATTCTTCTCTTTCCATTACCAGCCATCCACATCCTTTACTCTGTTTCCAATGCGATCTCCGCTATTTCTGTATGCAGAAGATGATTGCAATTTATCCCAAATAATGCCTTTCCATCCATTCGACATACATTCATCAATAAGATTGCATACGGCAGTATCTCCATAGACAGAGACCTTATTGGCAACCTGTTTTAACAACGACTTCATGCCCTGTTCCTTATATCCGTCTTTCCGTTCCGTCTTATACTTGAACCATTCGCGAAGTTTATCTGCCATTACATCAGAGATGGTGTACTCAGGGAGAAGCCTTTCAAAAATTGATTGGGTAGTTTCCCTCTTTCCCCCTTTTTTATTTTCTTTCTCTAACTCTTTCTCTAACTCCTTCTCTATGTTACCTTTTTGAACATTAACGTTACTCTCTGTTACACGTTTGTTACATTCAGTGTTTTCGGGTGTCTCAGTGGGTTTTGTCTTGTTTTTTTCTCTCTCCCGATACTCCCTAACCCTCTGTGCGGATGCCGATTCAGACCCAATCATTTTCAGAGATTTTGGTAAAAATAGTGTGCCGTCACTTTCCGTAACCACAAGCTGTAATTTTGAAAATTGTTGTAACGCTTGTGTAACAATCTGTAACGCAAAACCGGATGCTTCCGCCAACATTTCTGCGTCATACGGAATATCTTCGGAAAATCGCAGTTTGCCCTCATGGTCGATTGACTCTGTAATCATCCATATATAGAACATAACCAAAAGATCGCCATTATCCTTTGCTCTAAGTATCTTGATATAGTGTTTTTCAAAGAAGTTCCGGGGCATTTTGAGCCAAAAATACTTTTTCTCAGCCATCGAACGGTCCTTTCTCTATCTCTTCAAGGAATATCTCAATCCTTGGGTTTTTCTTATCCACATAGAAGTCATGCGTAAAGTTTTCGATTTCTTTCCATCCATCGTTTTTAATCACTCCGCATTTCTGTAAAGCATCCTGAAAAACTTTGTCTGCAAAGGAAAAAATATTGCCCTTGTCACGCTGTTTATCCGGCTCATAGAAGTTGTAATGAATGATGATAGGGTTTGTAATCGTAAGTCTCGGCAACTGTGTCCTGATAGCGTTACACACGATCATCTGGTAATCTCTTTTCATTTTTGCACCCATCTGAGGATGCCTTGCACACTCATGTAGGTAATCGTTAAGATCCGGTAAGGTTCTGGTTCTGCCGTAATAATTTCCTTTGATAATAACCTTGTGCATCCCTAAGCCCTCCTTTCTTTCATTATGGGTGGAGCCGCCGGAATGACGGCTCCTGGGTAATTTAACAAAAGATCCTTGTCAGGGGTTTATACCATTTAACTAATCGAATTTCTTAAAAGGAGGTAAACCGTTTGTGTGTTCTGCGGCTTTCGTGACATATTTTCCTCAGAGACCAATCTTAGGAGATAATTGCAGAAACATATTTACGGGTTACGATTATTTAAGAAATCACAAAGATGTTTGATACATCCGCAAGTTCTTTTTCGAGATACGCCTTAATGTTGGCTTTCGCCTCATTCTTCCATGCGCCTCCATCTGCCTCAAATAAGGCACAGGTAACGCCATAACGATCATTGTCCTTTACTCTGAAAATGAAGTTGCTCATAGGCTGTGCAACTTCTGTAAAGGTTCTGTACGGCATCAGGCGGCAAGGACTCGGAACTTCGACTTCCTGCAGAGAGGCAACGCCTTTCTTGATTGCTGCTTTCTGCCCTACTCCGGTGTCTCCGTATTCTGCAACAGTGCCGGCCTTAACATTTCCGGCGAACTGTAAGATGATCGGCTTATCATTTGCATCAGCATCCTCATTTAAGAACTTGGACTGCACACCGATAACAAACTCTTCGTTCCCAATGAACTGACCGAATGAAAACTCCGGGATCTCTGCTTTGACAACTGCCAGTGTTTCTCTCTGACGGTCTGCATCCAAACTGGAAAACAGACGAACCTCGGTAGGAGATACCACCTGGGCGATGTAATGACCGGTCTTGAAATCTGCTTTACTCTTTTTGATGAAATCCACAAGGCTGCTCAGATTACTCATCGTGATACTGGTTGCTCTGAGTTCCTTGCCGATCTGTGTCATATCTTTGTCTACATAGGTTCTTCCCTCAATTTCCTCAATATGGGGAGCATCGAGAGAAAGAATTTTCTCAATAGCTGCTTTTAACATATTTCCCTCCTGTTACTGGATAATCTGCCAATCCTCTGCCAGAATATCTCCGATTGACGGAACCCACATCGCATGAGAACCATCTGCGGTTTTAATCTGCAAGTAAGGGTCGCATTTGAATAAGTCTCCCTCATTCATCCCCCATGCTTTGGCTGTCTGCAAGTTACAAGGGATGCCGTCAGGGTAACCTTTCTGGTATACAACAAACATTCCCTTTCCATTCCATCCGAGACGGAATATTTTTTTGCCGCTTTTAACGGCCTCTAATGCTTTTCCAAAATCCATGATTAAACCTCCTGCAAATCTACATCTTCCATAACAGCTCTTGCTTCAAGAACTGCAATATAGTCTGTCATGGCTTTGATCTGTATATTGTAGGTACTTCTCGGACAAGTAGGAGTAAAATTGAGTTCTCCATTGTCCCACTTTTCAAGCATCGCCTTTAACTTCTGATAACGAATAACAACCTGACAATACTCCGCTCTAAAACGTTCCTTGTAGTCCTTGCTCATCATCATTTCTGCGGTGTCGGCTAATTCCATAGGTCTTTTATCGCACATAATGTCCTCCTAACTGTTTACTGCGTCTCTCATGCTGATTACTTTCTTTCCCTCTTTCGGAGGTTCTGATTTTTCTTCCAGTACCTCTCCGGTTTCAGGATCGCAACCAAGTTCCTCTGCTGTTACCGAATTTTCTTCCTCAACTTCCTCCGGATTCATGCTCATACCGCAATCGTCCAAGGTAAGCTGTCCTTTGATTGCGCCTTTGGAATGTTCAGTAAGGGTTGTAACACCACTGCGGAAGTCCTTATTGATGAATAACTGAGTTTTCAGTCCCATCTCAGGAGCTAACTTAACGGAAGTCTGTACCTCAACGGAAACATCCTCTCTATCATCCTCACTGGGAGTAAGAGTAATCTTTACATCAAGAACACGTTTCTTCTTTGCATCCGTATTCAAATCGAGAATGTTGTCAGAAATCTTTGCCAACGCTCTGTCGATTCTTTCCTGAACGCCTCCGGCACACATAGATGCCAATGTAAGTTTCTCTGCCACTTTTATCACTTCCTTTCCTAAATGTAGAATTTTCTGTATCTATCAAAGAACTTTTTCCGTGCTTCATCCACGGTAAGTCCTTGTGATACCTCATTGAGTTCGTAGGAGAGCTGCGCTATTATCTGCAACAGTTTTTGTACTTCTGTGCTCTGGTGTGCGCTTATCTTCCCCGTTCTGTGATGTTCTGGTGTGAGTGGAACCCATAAGCCATCTTCATCTGCTTTTTTTCGGTTGGGGCCTCCGAGGCAGTGATGCCTCTCAACCCCATACTGACCGTTGATAATATCAAGATCCGCATATTTCATATCCACAATAATTGAATCTCTCATTAAATCTCTCCCATAAGCATATCCATTGATATAGGTCCATCCAAAACCTCAGTGTCGGCACAGTAATCGCATACCTCGCATCTCAGAGGTTCAATTTCTCCATCTTTCAGGCGTTGAACCTTGATGATGTTGCTTTGGAACTCTGCCAGTTTCTCATCCATAACCATAGGTGGAATTTCAATAACCTTAATTCTCGGATGAGGTATATTTCCTGGAGAAGTCTTATCTTTGCTAATTGCACAAATATAAAACGGTAACAATTTACCCGTGTTCTGCCTATATATTTCTCTATAAACAGCCCCTTGGAGGTCATATCCCCACCATTCGCAGAAATTAAGTCTCTGCCCCAGGTCCTTTGCATAAAAAGTTTCTGTAACAGATTTTACGGTTTTTAAGTCAGTGATCCTTTTTCCATCACAACTATCAATTTTGATTTTTACCGGTATGCCATTGATTTCCCCGGTCATAATTACCTGTTTATCTCCGGCCATATACTGCATAAAAACTTTGTCTTTTTCTGCCCTATCAATCATTGCAGAGGCCTGTTTGTACTCGGCTTTCAATTCTCCGGCGGTTTTACCTCTGGATGAAAAGATTTCTGGGTGCTGAGCGGAAAATGTAGGAAGTGTCCCCTCAAAGTAGGCATCCACATAAGAACCTACCAATAACGGAGTGGTGGAGACTTCCTCTACTTCTCCCCGGAGTTTTGCCATCGCATAAGCCTCGCAACCTAACTTTCCGGTTGTTCCATTGAAGTCCTTATACTGAGATACGGACACATACTGCATATTGGCTTCCTGCGAGTAGTAATTCTCCGGGGTAAGTGCGATGAGGTTACTCATCTACTTCCTTAAATGTTCCGTCAATCACACCATCAGAATCCTCATCTCCGTTATGAGAACTCTGATCCTGAGACTGATAAATGTCCTGTGCCTGATACTTCTCTTTTGGTTTTTCCTTTACATCAAAGGCAGATCCATCTTCAAATGCCTGGCACTGTTCTGCGGTATCAAAGTTGAGGTCAATCAACTTACACAGTCGGCGGAGAACTGTTTTCTTACACATCTCTCCGTAACTTTCTTTCCACGCCTTACTGTTTGCTGCCTTTGAGAATGTCTGTCTGGTATGTTCAATGTCCTCTTTGCTCATGGTGTCGTACATCATGGAACCGTCTTTGTAGAGGACTACCGCAAATGCACCGATAATCTCTCCGTTTGAAAAAGTCTTAGGTCTGAAATTGACATACTGCTTACCGTTTTCAATTACTTCCTCAAACTTATCTCCCTCACGGACTACCTTTGCGTAAATGTCTTGAATAGGATTGCTCGAATATCTCTTGCACAGCTTGATCTCTCCCTTGTAATCAGTCTGGAACTGACACTGATTTCCGTAAGGAATTGCGTAACACTCTCCGTTAAAGAAATCGAGACCAAGGAAAGCTCCTTTTAAGAGTGTTCGCACAACGGTCGGTGCTTCGCATTTTGAGAAATCAGCTTGTCCGTCCTGCAGAACCGTCATGCAGTTCTGTAAAAATCTCTGTTTGTTGAATTTCTCCGGCAGAGCTGCAACCTGTTTTTCAAGGCTTTCGTCCAGTCCTTTATGAACTGCAACTAAATAATTTGTGTCTTTTGTTGCCATAAATAACCTCCTTGTATTTTTATGAATCTGCCTACCAAGAAAAGGTTATGGCAGGCAGATTATTTATTTTATTCGCTATCGTCTGTACCCCCCCCGAAAAGGTTCTTCAAAAAATCCGCAAAACCATCTTCGGAGTCGGGCTTAACTTTGACGGTATCGAAACCAAATTTCTTTTTCATCAAATCAGTGAGCTTTATTGTCTGCTCAGACATAATATCTTTGATGAGGTTGCTGGTTTCCTCCGCCCACTCCATTCCACCGTCAATATCTTCGAGAAATGCCTTATTTCCAGAAGAACTGCAGCTGATTGATGTAGGCGTTACGGTCACTTCACAAGTGAATGGATGGATTTCAATATCTTTCGTATCATCCATAATGTGTTTGAGTGCCATCATTGCCATAAGTGCGTCAAAGTTATCATACTTTCCTGCCATAGTGTTTCCTCCTACAGTTCAATAACTGTTAATTCATTGTTGCTTGTGGTTCTGGTTGCTATGAACTGCAACCCTTTCTTTTTGCACTTCTCATAGAGACGTGTGCGGTTTTCCTCAGACAGTTTCTCAGTACCATCAATAAGGATGATCTGTAATCCCGCCGGATTCTGAATTGCCACATCAATGCAGAGGTCAAGTTTTTCTCCCTCTGACAAATTGCTTACCGGCAATCCATTGATAAGAGGTATTCCGTCTTTAACGGTCAAACCCTCAATCGGAATCTCTGCGGTTTCCAGAATGGTTCCCGGAAGAGTTCTTGCCAGTTCGATCTTCTCTGTGAGACTGTTTGACTCACTCTGCAACTCATCAACCTCTTTCTGGATGTTCAACATTCTGTGCCACTCATTGATATGGCCTTTCATCTTCTCAGTCTCATTGGCTTTTGCCATAAGATCATCAATAGGTGTGGTTTCCATATCTGCGTATTCTGCGTAGGATGCCTGCTCAGCTTCATACTTAGACACGGATGCCTCATACTCCGACTGAATTACCTTTACCTTGTCCGCTTTTACACCAGCAAGACCATCTTTCTTCTCTCTGAGGGCTTTTATTCTCTCTTCAAGCTGCGCCAACTCACTCTCAATGTTCTTTTCATGCTGAGCCATTTCCGTATCAAGTGCGGCAATTTTAATTTCCTTGTCTGCCTGAAATGAGCGGATTTTTCCATCGTGGCTGTCTCTAAGGCGTTTTGCCTTTTCAATAGTCTCGTTGTTCTTGCGGATCTTCTCGATCTCTGTGTAGAGGTCTGAGAGGTTTTCCTTTTCCCATCTCTCTCCGTCATAGTCGATAGGAAGTGAGCTGCCAATATCTGCGATAACTGCTTTCTTCGCACGAATATCACGGTTTACATCCTGACGGTGCATAAAGTAGTAACCGTTCTCTGCCTGAATATCATTCAGGACAGCCAAGATATTCTGCTCGTAATTTACATCCCTCGGAATTTCCCCGAACCATTCCTTGATGGTGTCAAGGTCCCAATCGTACTGAATCATATCCAAAATCGTTGCGTTCTGGGTTTTCTTATCCATAGAGATGAACTCCATAGGGGAAAGCTGCAACGGTGTGAATATTGTTTTCAGAAACGACTCAGGACTGGGAATCACATTGCCGTTCTGCTTAACAGATTTGTAATCTGTCATTGCCGTTCTGGCTTTTCTGTCAATGGAGAGACCGTTATCTGTTTCTATGTAAATCTCTCCCTCTGTCTCTCCGTTTTTTACGATAAATTCACGGTCTGAGGAATTTGTAAGAGCATATCTGATTGCGTCAATAACGGATGTTTTTCCAGTACCGTTGTCTCCGACAAGCTCAATGTTCTTTCCGTCCCCCTGCCATTCCTTAATCCCGAAGAGCTGCTTTATCGTGATTTTTGAAATCTTCATGGTGGATTTTCCTTTCTCTGTTTATGGGGTTCGGCAATGCCTTACCCCATAAACCGCTACTGAATTACTGTTACGTTGGATGCCTGCGGTCCCTTGGTTCCGTCAACAACATCAAATTCTACGGGCTGTCCCTCTACGAGAGTCTTGTAACCGTCCATCTGCAATGCGCTGAAATGGCAGAACACGTCAGCTCCATCTTCGCCTGTAATGAAACCATAGCCCTTTGCGGCGTTGAACCATTTAACTGTACCTTTTCTCATGGTGCGTCTCCTTTCCTCAAAAAATATCTATTAAACAATCCTTGCGGATGCTTAACCTATACCAAGTCGTTCTTTCTCCTGATCCAAAAGGTGGCGATATATGTAAAATCCCCACTTGGATTTACCCTCTCGCTTTATGGCATATCCAATAGGCAATTTCTCCCTTTTCATAAGTTCACGGAGCGTAATCACATCCATTTGCAACTCTTTCGCTGCATTTTTTGGTGTTACTCTCTCACTGTTCATTGCTTCTTACCTCAATCTGTTCGTTTTGCTGTGTCTTAGTTCGTTGTGGATTATCCTTTTCATGTTTGTTTGACTAAACTTTTTGGGTAAAAAGTTTGCTGACAGGGACATTCAAAGCCGCCGCCAACGATTTCAGAGTACCGACCATAGCCTCATGCTCTTCGTTGTTTTCAAGTAGAACTATGGTTGTTCTGCTTACGCCAGACATTTGAGCTAACTGTTCCTGGGTAAGTTTCTTCTTTTCTCTAAGTTCTCTGATTCGATACGCCATTACTGTGCCTCCTTTCTTTGTCCGATGTTTGCTCGACTGAACAATTTGAGTATAGCCGACTAAACATTTATTGTCAAGCACATTTTACAAAAAAATTGACTTTTTGTTCCGTACATTGTATAATGGACTAAACATTGAAAGGAGGTTTTCTTATGACATTAGGGCAGATAATAAAGGCATACAGAGAGACAAACAGCATGAGTATGGATGACTTTTCTAAGGCTAGTAAAATAAGCAAAGGGTACATATCACAGCTCGAAAATAATCTCAATCCAAAAACAGGAGAACCGCCTGTTCCGTCTATTCAATCTATAAGGAAAGCTGCAAACGGAATGTTTATGACGTTTGACGAATTATTCTCTCAGCTTGACGATAATACGAAAGTTGACGCAGAACCGGAGAAAGTGAAGATGGCCAAAAAGGCTATCCGTATTCCTGTGCTTGGTAACGTGGCAGCCGGAGTTCCTATTGAAGCCATTGAGGATGTTATAGATTATGAGGAAATATCAGAAGAATTGGCTCACACTGGGGATTTCTTTGCTTTGAAAATAAAGGGAGATTCCATGGAGCCTCGTATCTGCAATGGGGATGTTGTGATTGTCCGCAAACAGAACTATGCAGAATCAGGCGATCTTGTCATTGTGTTAGTCAATGGAGACAGTGCCACTTGCAAAAAGTTGGCAAAGTTCCCTAGTGGAATCAGACTCATTCCTTTTAATCAGACCTATGAGCCTATGTTTTATTCAAATGAGGAAATTGAGAATAAGCCAGTGAGAATCATTGGTAAAGTCGTTGAAAATCGACAGAAATACTAAAATAGAAAACCGCCCCTGCTGCTAACAGAGACGGTATCTATGAACACACACCGGAAAGCTCCGATATGCGCTCGCTTGAACACCTTGCATTATATCTTCTTCCCGGTAGAAAAACAATATACCGGGCATTTTTACGCCCATTTTTAAGAAAAGAAAAGGAGGATGATATTATGCGTCTGCCAAACGGTTACGGTAGTGTAATCAAACTAAAAGGCAAGAGGCGTAAGCCTTATGCTGTCCGAACTTCTGAAATTGCGGAATTTGTAGAGATTGATGCTCCGAAAGATCCGCCGTCTAATATCCGCCGGGAACTCAACCGGTATAACTTCAAATGGAAAAGAAAAGCTCAGATGTGGGCTGCCATTTCCTCAGATGCCATCTGTGAGTTTGCTGAGACTCTGATGCAAGAAGATGGCTATGAGTATTCCATAGCTTACCGGCAAACGTTCAAATACCTTGAATACTTCGCCAAACAGGAACACGCCTATGCTTTTCTGTCGGAATTGAATAATGCCGATGTGGTTGCGGAACATATTAAATACGCCGAGACGCCTACTTTTGCAGAGATGTATGGAAAGTGGAAAAATTATCGAAAGGCTCTGCCGGATAAGATTTCATCAAACACCTGGCGGAACTATGAGATTGCTTTCAACCACTTATCAGATTTGCACCACAAGAAATTTAATGCCCTACGAACTGATGAGGTCCAGGAGTGTATCAATAAATGGACCTGTAAATCAAACTCTACTGTCTCTAATATCCGCACGGTTCTTAACAATCTATACAAGTATGCCCTGATGAACAACTATATAGAAAAAGATTTGTCTCAGTTCTTTGTATACTCATGGGTTGATCCGACAGAACAAATCCATAGCAGATATACCAATGAAGAAATTGCAACCCTTTGGTCTAAACTGTATGTGATAAACAATGTGGACCTCATTCTCATTACAATCTATACCGGTCTGCGTCCTACCGAACTGTTAGAGATAACCACGGATAATGTGCATCTGGACGAACAATATATGATCGGAGGAATGAAAACAGAAGCCGGAACAGACAGAGTTATTCCTATTGCAGACAAAATCCTGCCTCTCGTAAAGAACCGGTACGATGCCAACCGTAGATTTCTGGTAAACAACAAATATGGCAATCACTACACATACGGTTCCTATGTTAGTGCGAATTTCAATACAGTTATGAATAAGCTCAACATGAAACATCTTCCCCATGATGGCCGGCACACGTTCGCATCTCTCATGGATGATGCCGGAGCGAATGAGGTTTGCATCAAACTCATAATGGGTCACAGCATGAAAAACAATGTCACAAAGGGAGTGTACACACATAAAACCACACAACAGCTTATTGATGAAGTCAACAAAATTTAA